GTCGTAGATCGAGTCGATCGGCACCTAGACCCCTTCGGCGCCGGCCGTGTACGGCCGCGACTCCACCTCGAGCGCGTACAGCTCTGTTTTGGACGACGCGTTCGCCTGCGTCACCTTCACCGTCGCAGCCTGCGAGTCACGCGCGAGGTCGAAGCGGACACGGTCGGCGTCCGTCGTCTCGGTCAGCGTCGAGGACGTCGCGAACGTCGCCGCCTCGAGCCCGAACGCGACCGCGACCGCGAGCGAGGGGTCGTCGGATCCCGCGTCGCGGAGGTCGTAGGTGAGTCGGCCGCGCCCCCACGCTTTCACGCCGACGTTGCCGCCGGTCAGGGTGCGGAACGTGATCGTCGGCGCGACCGCCTCGCCGTTCGCATCCGTCTTGTTCGACGCCGATGGCGTCAGCAGCCCCGAGAGTTTCTGCACCCTGATCGGGTCCGCCGAGTCGCCGCCGGCGGCGTAGATCTCGCCGGTCGGCGCCAGCGACGTCGCGTACATGTCGGCCGTAACACCGTCCGAGAGCCGGGTCCATGCCCCGGTGGGCTCGTGGTAGAGGAACTGGTAGCGCACGCCGGCCTGGATGTCGCTTGAGGAGTGGCGAACGGTCACGAACAAGTACTTGTTCAGGTGCACGCCGGCGCAGATCACGGAGCCGAGCACAGGTGAGAACCCTGCTGCTGCGTCGGCCCACAGGCCGCCGATCCCGGTGCCGTCGCGCAAGTGGGTGATCGACTGCGGCGCGGCCCCGTTGGTGTAGTAGATCCCGGATTCGTGCGCCCAGTAGACCAGTCCGTTCATCTTCACGATCGACCGTGCATCGACACATCCGACCGCGGACAGCGGCTGCCGCTCCATGTTGAACCCGGTTGTGCCGGGCGGGATGTCGTAGAGGATCCGCCATGATTCGCCGCGGCAGAACACGATCAGGACGCCCTGCAGCGACGCAAGGCCGGTGACCTCATGCGGCACGTCGAAGTACGCGTTCGCGGTGTCCCATGCCGTCTCGATGTCAGGGATCGGGGAGAACCACACCCGGTTCGGGTTCGCGGTCGAGTTAGCCAAGACGAGGTGGGAGAGGTGGACGCACGACACTTTCGCGGTCGGCGGTGCGCCTCCCAATGCTGCGACGGTGACAACGCCGGCGGACAACGTGACCTTCTTCGGCGCGACGGCTCCGATCCCGTCGGTCAGGATCAGCTTGTCCTTGTGCAGCGGCGGGTTCTCGTACGGTTGCAGCGCGCCGAGAGAGATCCCGATCCCGGCGGACGCCGACGTCACATCGAACAGCGTCCGGGTCGACGCGCCGTCGGACCCGATCGCGATCACACGCGGGTCTCCGGGGTACTCCGCAGCCGCGACGGCGACGAGTAGAGCCTGTCCGCCTAGCGCCGACGACTGATACGACGAGCCGCCACGCTTGTACGCGACGCCTGGTTTCTCCAACATGAAGTCGACGCTGTCATAGACGGCGTTCGATGGGATGTCGTTCCGGGTTGTGTCACGGACGATGCCGCGGGTGAAGTCGGCGAGCACCTCCGGCACCCACAGATGCCGCCCGTACTTCTGCCGTGCCGCGGCGGCGCTACCAGCCATCAGCGGCCGTTCCGCTGGCCGAGTCGTCCCAGCCTCCACCCCACGTGTGGAACTGGCCGGGCTGCTCGCCACGCTTGACCTTCAGGTGTTGCAGGTACTTGCCCATCCACCGGTCGAACTGGCTCTCCCAGCCCGGTGTCGCGGGGTCGCCCTTGAAGTCGCCGGCCTGCACCAGGGCGCCGTACTCGAGGAGGTTCGACCCGTACGGCTCCTCCAGGATCGGCACGTCCGCGTCGGCGGACAGTGCGGTCGGGAAGGCGGCGTAGTAGACGGTGATCACATCGGCGGCGGTCGGGGTCGGCCACACCTCCAAATCGTTGATCCCGACCACGGTGTAGAGCGTCGGCTGCGCGTACTCTGCGCTCGTGTCGCCGCCGGACTGGCGGCGCTGAAGGATCTCGTCCAACGTCGTCAGCACCATCGGCTGGTTGAACTGCGTCGACCCTGCGGGTTTCACCGCCATCTGGCGGACCCGTGCGATCCCCGCAGGCAGCGTGTACGACCCGGCGGCGGCGGTCATCGTCATCGTCGCCGTCCCTGGGTTCGCCTCCGTTTCGACGCACACCTGGAAGTAGGAGCGGTTGATCCAGTCCTTCACGTTCGCACGGTCGAGGTTCGCGTCGAGTGTCGCCTTGAGGATCACCTTGTTTTGGATGTCGAGGTAGGTGGACGGGAACGACACGGCTCAGGCTTTCGTGACGCGAAGGAACGCGGGCACAACGATCCCCGACCCTGCCGCGCCGGCCGTCACGGCCGGCGTACCGGTGGTGGCGGAGCAGAACGCGGACACACCGAACGTGTGCGACGCCGCCGACGGCGTGAACTTCCTCCATCCGACAGTCGGCCACCCTGTCTGCCCGCCCGTGATGTCGTTCAGCCCGACGGCGATCCGGCCGATCGACGCGCCGTCCTGCATCAGCAGGATCGTCACCGTCCCGCCGGTCGTCGACGGTGCAATCAGCTCAGGACAGAAGAACTCGAAGTGGTAGCCGACGTTCTCGTACGTGTGCGCGGTCCCCGCGATGATCGCGGTCGGCGTCCCCTCCGTCGTCGACGCGACATTGATCGTCGACGTGATCTGGTCGTAGCCGATCTCGTAGCCGGGCGGGTACACCCACGTCAGCACACCAGCGACGATTCCGAGCACCTGGCCGGTCGCGCCGACACCGAGACGGGTGACGGCTGCGTTCCCGGACGCGACGATCAGATCCTGCGACGTCGTCACGGTCGACTTCGGGACGGCGGCGGTCGCGGTCGCATCCGCGGTCGCCAACCCGGTCTCCAGGTGGTTCAGGTTCGTCGGGCCGAGCGTCGTGACGCCTTCGACCCAGGTGGTCGCTGCGTACGCCATCAGCTGCGCACCACCAGGCCGCCGCTACCGCACGGCCGCGCGTCTGAGCATGTCAGCGTGTCGGAGCAGGCGACGACGTTGAACGTCGTCGGGGTCCTGACCGGCAGTGTGAGGACGGTCGGCATCAGACCTTCTCCCCTCGATTCCGTTGCTTGTCACGCGACATCCGGAGGCTCTGCGACCTCGGCAGCACCGGCCGGCCGTGCTTGAACGTTGTGTCGTCGCGGATCGCCTCGTTGTCGAGCTCCATCTTCCGTGCGAGCTCGCGGTGGCGCAGGTCGTTCCGTTGGTCGTCTGTCAGGTAGACGGTTCGGCTGTTCCGGTCGAGCTTGTCGACCAGATCGAGCAGCGCCGATGAGAGCGGGTAGGGCTCTCCGCGGTCGGACTGCCACACACAGACGGTGTCGGGAGGGCGGCCGGAGCCGCCCTCCCGAACCACTTTCCACAGGATCGTCCGGTGCGTTTCGGACGGCCACCCCTGCAATGACAGGAGCGGATCCCGTTTCTTTAGTGCACGCTCGACCGAGGACGCGTCCATGCCGGATTCGGCGGTGACGATCCCTGACGCGAGTGTGCGTTCGACCATCGACATCGCGGGTTACGAGGCCTGCGCGAGGTTGCCGATCGTGACGAGGGTGTTGCACTTCCCGACGCCGAGCTGCCACCGATCCAGCAGGTCGGCCTCCTTGGTGAGGTTGCGGTTGAACCTCCGGAAGATCGCACCGTCGTCCTGCAAGAAGCTCGGGCCGGGGTTGTCGCCGTAGATCTGGAACGACGCCTTGTCGATCAGCCGGACGACGAGCTTCGGGCTCATCGGCTCCTTGATCAGCGGGAACGGGGCATCGGCCCCGTCGTAGACGATCCCCGAGAAGCCCGACTTCAGCGTCGAGACCTGGGAGTCGTACCGGACGGACGCGTACAGCGTCTGCTTGAACAGGTCGATCGCGGCCGGGTCGCCGATCCCGAAGTCCCACTTCCCGAGGCCTGCACGCCGGCCGCGGCGGACAGCGGCGTCGAGCATCTGCACCGACAGAGGAAGCGACGTCGTGTCGCCGGCCCGCCCGTCTGTTCCCTGCCAGAACCCGTTTCCGGCGCCGGCCTTGTCGATCGTCTCGAACGTCCCGGTCGTCGCGGCGACCTGAGCCAATCCCTGGCCGCACAGTGCGCCGGGGGCGGTGTCGGTGCCGGCCGTCCCGTTCGACCACGAACCCGGAATGTAGATCCCGGTCGTGGCGGCATGGACGATGTTGCCGGAGCCGCCGTCGGACGCCTGCGATGTCGTCGACCAGGTGATCACACCGGTCGACTCCACCACCGAGTCGATCTTTCGACGC